TGAACCCTTACATAATATAAACCTCCATAATACTAAAAGGTACGGAGTTTAATAATGGCAACATTTATAGATGACAAGCGTCTTGATGACGACAACGAAGAACAAGCAAGTAACATTGAAGAACTAGGTCAGGAAGCTCCGCAAGAGCCAACACCTGCACCTGAAGACGACATCCCCGAGAAGTACAAAGGAAAGTCAACCGCTGAGATTGTAAGGATGCACCAAGAAGCTGAGAAGCTCTTAGGAAAGCAAAGCGGAGAAGTAGGGGAGTTACGTTCAGTAGTTGATTCTTACATCCAGACACAACTCGACACAACACCTACACACGCACCAACTGAGCAAGAAGACGTAGATATTGATTTCTTTTCTGAGCCAGAGAAGGCCGTGGAAAGAGCTATTGCGAATCATCCTTCAATTAAGAAGGCAGAAGCAGCTAATCTAAACAATGTACGTACTACTGCACTTGAACAATTGAAATCACGTCATCCTGACATGAATGATATTATACAAGACGGTAAGTTTGTTGAATGGATTAAAAGCTCTAAGATTAGAACGCAGCTCTTTGCACAAGCAGACCGACAGTATGACTATGAAGCCGCAGACGAACTCTTCTCCAACTGGAAAGACCGTCAAGGCGTTGTAGCTCAAACTGCTGCTGCTGAAAAGGACACAAGAAAAGCCGCTGTTAGAACCGCTTCCACAGGCAGCACTAAAGGAACTGGAGAACAGCGAGCGAGAAAGATATATCGTCGCTCAGACATTATTAAGCTAATGCAGGACGACCCTGACCGGTATCTCGCACTGTCTGACGAAATCACACAGGCGTATGCCGAGAAGAGAGTCCGCTAACTAAACTCTTTTTATTATAAGGTATATATAACATGACTGATTCAACATATCCCAACATGAGCGGTGCGGTAGACAATACTTCTGCCGCTACTTTTATCCCAGAAATCTGGAGTGACGAAGTTGTTGCCGCATACAAGTCTAATCTTGTACTGGCTAACCTAGTTAAGTCTCTGGGCATGACCGGTAAGAAAGGTGACGTAGTTCACATTCCTAAGCCTGTCCGTGGCTCTGCTCACGCTAAAGCCGAAGGAACTGCTGTAACCATCCAGAACGCTACTGAGGGTGAAGTACAGGTTGCTATCGACAAGCACTTCGAATACTCACGTATGATTGAAGACATTACTGAAACTCAGGCTCTTGCTTCTTTACGTCAGTTCTACACTGGCGACGCAGGTTACGCTCTGGCTAAGCAGGTTGATACTGACCTTCTTGACCTTGGTAAGTCTCTGGGTAACGGCGATGGCTCTTCTTGGGTCAATAACGCTTCTTACTACTTGGACGCAACCAGTGGTCTGACTGCTTACGCGGCTGACACTGTTGCCGCCGCTGACGTATTTACTGATGAAGGCTTCCGCGCTTTGATTCAGAAGATGGATGATGCGGACGTTCCTATGGACAACCGTTGCTTCGTAGTTCCACCTTCACTGCGTAACGCTATCATGGGCATTGACCGCTACCAGTCTTCTGACTTCGTAGATGGCAAAGGTGTTCAGAACGGTCAGATTGGTACTCTGTACGGCATTGACGTATTTGTATCAACTAACTGTCCTATCATCGAAACTGCCGCTCAGAACAGCGCAGGTGGTCAGATTCGTTCAGCACAGCTTCTGCACAAGGACACTTACGTTCTGGCAGAACAGCAGGGCGTTCGTTCACAGACTCAGTACAAGCAGGAGTTCCTTGGAACCTTGTACACTGCTGATACTCTGTACGGCACTAAAGTTCTGCGTCCAGATGCAGGCTTCTCTCTGGCTGTAAATGGCTAAGTAACAAACTGGGGGCATCCATAAGGGTGCCTCCTTTTACTTTCGGGTCTTCGCACCTTTCTATCTTTACATAGGAAAATTATCATGTCAAAACTAGCAATTGATTCAAATGCAAAACCAATTCAAGCTCTTCGCCCTTCCGCCGCTACGCGCGTGCTTTCTATTTCAGGCACTGCCAATTCCGGTGCCGCCTTTGCCGATAACGTCCGTGTTGCTCGTGTTGTAGCAACTACTGATTGTTTTTATCGTTTAGTTCCTGTCGGCGGAAACGCAACCGTCAATAACGCTTTCCTGCCTGCTAACACTATTGAATATATCCACATTTTAGAAGACGATACAGTTTCCCTAATTACGTCTGGTGGTACTGGTACTGCTTACGTAACAGCGATGATTTAAGTTATGTTAGGCTCAATGGTAAACAGGTTAGGTGTGATTAACACCAACCAATTCAACCCTTCTGTTTTGTTTGCTCAAGGTGAAGAGGGTGCTTGGTATGACCCTTCTGACTTATCCTCAATGTTTCAAGCTGACCAGACTACTCCCGCAGTCCAAGGACAGGCCGTAGGTAAGATACTAGATAAGTCAGGTAACGGACATCACCTAGTACAAACAAACTCGGATAAATGCCCTATACTACGTGTAGACGACTTAGGTAATTTTTGTTTAGACTTCACAACAGACGACGGTATGCGTTCTACGGATGACTTTCTTTTTGCTGACAATAATGTTACAGATATGTCTTTGTTTGCAGGCTGTCGTAAGGAAAGCTCAGGAATTAACCAAACCATTATGGAACTCTCTAATAACTTAGGTAGTCAAAAAGGTTGTTTTAGAATATTATGCACTTCAGGGGAACTGTGGCGTGTTATTCAAAAAGGCGGTTTTGGTGACGGAGAAACAGCAGTAGCTAATACTTTACAGAGTTCTTCGGTAGGTACTCCTAATCGAAGTGTCTTATCGAGTATAGCAAGCATAACTGCCCCTTCACATAGCTTTAAACGTAATGGTGCTGTTGTTAATAGTAATACAGGTTCTCTAGGCACAGGAACTTTTGGTAACCATGTACTTAATGTAGGCGCACGTTCCAACGGTTTGTCAGCTAATCTTGACGGTAAAATATACGGTATTATTGTTAGAGGCGCTTTGACTGACGCTGATACACGTATAAAGGTTGACAAGTATTTGGGCTTTAAATCAGGAGTAAGTATCTAATGAGTACATTTGCAACTGTTATTGTAACTAAAGCTAACTTAGCAACGGCTCAAGAACTTACTTCTCCTAACCAATTTACTACTGAGCTAAAGAAAGGCTTTAGTAAATACTATATCAGTTCTGGCTACTTTAACCAAGAACATTACGACGCTCTTTTGTCTAGTGATATTTTACATACTTTTATTACTGACGACACAGAACGACCCACTAAAACAATTGCAGACCTCGGCATGACCGTTGTTACTGTAGAAGACTAAAGGGACTTATCATGGTAGAGGAGACTAAAGAAGCATTGGACGTTGTAGCTGTTTCAACAGGTATACTTTCATTAGCGGCGTGGCTACCACCTATCGCGTCATTGTTTACAATCATCTGGATGGGTTTACGTATCTGGGAATCAGACACAGTTATGGAACTTAGAGGAAGAAAATAATGTCAATACTCACGTCGCTAATACAACCTGTAACAAAGCTGTTGGACAAGGTAATCCCTGACGCTGATACTAAGATGCAGATAGCGCGTGAGATTGCTGTTATGGCCGACACCCACGCACACCAACTAGCAGAAGCACAGATAGAGGTAAACAAAACTGAAGCGCAGAGTAAGGACTTATTTGTCGCAGGTTGGCGACCCGCTGTGGGTTGGACTTGTTGCCTTGGAATGGCGGGTAACTTCCTTGTTATTCCGATGGCAAACTTTGCGCTTGCTCTATCCAGTTCTTCAATCGTTATTCCCCTTATAGACTTGTCAACTATGTTGCCTGTCCTTATGGGGATGCTTGGGTTAGGTACGTTGCGTACATACGAAAAGACAAAGGGAGTTAAGTAATGGCTTTACCTAAACCAAACCCCAGTACATATAGAGGTGGTTCTACTAGCGGTACTTATAAACAGGACTTACTAAACTGGGAAAACTCTCAACAACCCGCTGTAGCGCCTATGGTAGAACCTGTGGGCAGGGAAGAAATAGTTAGTCTTGCTAGTGCGTTCGACCAACCAGAAAACGATGTCTTTGCCTTAGACTCTGCTCCTACTGTTGATAACTATGGGGCGGGTTCAGGATACCGAGGGGAGCCTACTACTGTTGCTCCTGTTGCTCCTGTTGTGTCTTCTGACCCCTTTGCTGACTTTAGTAGAATATCAGCAGGTGGTAAGGACATTACAGCTGAGTACAGCGATGACCCTTCAACCTATGAAGATACGTTGACTGCGGGGGACATCCCTTATATGCAATACAGCGACGAAGCATTAGCAAATGTTAATTTTATGACCCCCACTGACGAACAGTTTACAGGCAATACTTTTGGTGGTCGTTTAATCAGTGGAGATACCGAAGAATACGACACTACCTATTCCTACAACAATATGCTTAGTAGAGGTATTGACGAGCAGACAGCTCAGGATTGGTTAAACAAAGGTGGAACAGCTCAAGAAGCTAACGATATTATTGCTGATAAGTTTTTAAATCAAAAAGAACAATTTACAGCCGCTTTAGATACTTTTAAAGAACAGGGTAACGTAGGTGAGTTTACAAACCAATGGAAACAAACAGATTTTGGAGGTAAGGTAGCTTATCTAAATAACTTACAGGAAAGCGGAGAGCTTGATAAAGAAACCTATGAAAAGGCTTGGAGAGACGAGTGGAACTTAAGTCAACGAGATAATCCAAGACCTACTTATATTGTTGAAATGCAAGCGCCTAGGGATTGGGACGAAGGGGATTCAATCTATAACCCTGAAGGAACAAAGAAGTATAAAGCAGGCGATACAATATATGTAACGTATCAGCCTGAAGGTATTGACCCTGCAAACAACTTAGGTGTACTACAGGATTCGTCTTACTACCCTAACACAAACACTAAGGGATTAGAACTACAGTATTACGACAACGTCGGCCCTAAAACAACGAATTTGTCTCCACCTTCCCAGTGGATGTCGTTTAGAGAGGAGTTTTTAAAACCCGGCTTACGTATGACTCTTGCTGCCCTTTCAGGAGGAATGTCTGAAGCAGCTTATGTAGCCGCTAGAGGTCTTTCAGGTGAAACACTAAAAGGTGAAGATTGGGCAACATTAGCTATGGCAGGCGCTAACCTGTCAGGATTAACTTCTCCTCCGACCGAGGTAAATCCGGCAGGTGTGGGTATTGGGGGACTTTCCTACGGACAGACTCAAGGGTTAATAAATGCCGTGGGTACAGGCGACCCTACCGATTATCTTATAAGCGAGTTTGGTGGAGACATTATAAACAAGACACTAGATAAGTTAGGCATTAACTCTAAAAATCTGTCACCCGAAGTTTTGTCAGGTATAGGAAGAACAGTAGATAAACTGCTTTTAGGTGAAGACTTTGATGATGCTGTGGAATCCGGCGTGGGTGAGTGGGCAAGAGAGTCAGGTATTGGGGACGAGCTAGAGGGAACGCTTAGAACAGTAGGTAGAGATTTTGATAAAAAATACTTACAGCCTCTTAAAGAAGCATTACCTGAAGGTGTAGATTTTCCTGACACCCCTGAAGGTATCAAAGGAATTGAAGATACAGCTAAAAAGATAGCCTCTGGTGTAGCAGACGCAGCAGAGCCTTTTAAAGACCCTTTACAGGACGTTGGAAGGTTTATTGATGATAAACTACTACAGCCTGCTAAAGACGCTTTACTAGACGCAGGGAGTGCTATGCTGACAGGTACAGCAAGCAGACAAGGTACGGTAAGCAGACAAGCACCATCAAAAACACGCACTACGGATAGTTTGTTTAGTAGTGAGTTGTTTCAGTTCTCGCCTGTTGAGTTTACTAACGTAGAACGTACAGCAATCCCAGAGCAGACAGCACAGGTAGCGGATAAAGAAGAAGAAGTAGTGGATTTGTTTTCAAGTCCTTTCACTAGCTCACTTGATAGGTATACAGTGTAATGACATATTTACAAGCAGTAAACAAAGTACTGCGGAGACTGAGAGAAAACACAGTTAGTTCCGTAGATGAGACTCTCTACTCTCGATTGATAGGGGAGTTTATAAACGACGCTAACCGCATGGTGGAAGATGCTTGGGATTGGTCGAGCTTGCGAGAGACTAAAGTAGTAACTACAGTGACTGACCAACCTAACTACAGCATCCCAGATGTTAGTACAGCGTTTAAGACACTAAACGTAACTAACTCAACTCAAAAGTCTTTTGTGGAGTTAGGGACTCAAGTTGAGTTACAGGAAAATCTTTATGTTAATCCGGCTAACGCATCCGTTCCTTCATATTACGTTTACACAGGGTTTAACTCGGTAAACAACGGTGTTGATTTTAGTTTATACCCTGCACCTGATAAAGTATATACTTTACAGTTTAATATTGTAGCCAGAACTGACGAACTAACTAACGACACTCAGGGACTAAAAGTTCCTAGTCTGCCTGTTGTTCAGTTGGCGCACGCTATGGCTGTAGAGGAGCGTGGAGAGACTGGTGGAACTACTGCTGCAATGCTTACGGGTGTTGCTAAGTCTTCCTTGTCTGATGCTATTTCTTTTGATGCTGCGAGGTTCCCAACTGAAACAGTGTGGTGCGACGTATGAGCCAACAAAGACTACAGAACTTAGCAGTATCGGCTCCTGCTTTCTTTGGCATTAACACTGAGGATTCTCCTATTGGGATGAACCCTAACTTTGCTGATATTGCCGATAACTGTGTTATTGACCAGAAGGGTCGTATCGGTGCTAGAGAGGGTTGGATTGAAGTATCTACTAATGATGTATTAGGGTCTAGTCGTGGTATTGAGGCTGTGTTTGAGTTTACCGCTTTTGATGGAACAGTGACAGTATTCTCTGCCGGTAACAATAAGATATTCACAGGGACAACCACCCTAACCGAAGTAACACTGCCCGGTGGGTACTCTATTTCAGCAAACAACTGGAAGATAGTATCATTTAACAACGATGTATACTTCTTCCAAACAGGCCACGCGCCTTTAAGGTCGGCAGCGGGAAGTACAACCCTCGCTACAATTTCTGGTGCGCCACAAGCTAACGAGGTGTTGTCAGCGTTTGGTCGTCTTTGGGCGGCTGATGTAGCAGGAGACAAACATACTATACACGTCACTAGCTTACTAGACGGCACACAGTGGTCAGGAGGAAGTAGCTTTTCCATAGACATTACTCAGTTCTGGCCTGAAGGTTATGACGAGATTGTAGCGTTGACAGAGCATAACGGTTTGTTTATTGTTCTCGGTAAACACTCTATGTTAATTTACGATGGGGCGCAAGGTGGTGCAGGTTCTGCTTCTACAGGTACTCCTGCTTCCGCAGACACTACTATCTTCCTAAAGGACACTGTAGAGGGCGTAGGCTGCATTGAGAGGGACTCTGTACAGGCTACTGGTAACGACGTACTGTTCCTATCTAATCGCGGTGTAATGAGCTTAGGGAGGCTTATACAGGAGAAGTCGCTGCCTTTACGTGATGTCAGTAAGAATGTACGTACTGACCTTATGGGGTACATGACTGCTGAGACATTACCTGTTAAAAGTCTCTACAGCCCTGACCATGCTTTTTACTTGCTAACTTTTCCTACTAGCAATGTTGTTTATTGTTTTGACGTTAGAACGCCTTTAGAAGACGGCTCGTTTAGAGCTACTACTTGGTCATCTTTAAAGCCAGTTAGTTTTACTAATATAACGGATGACGGTTTTTACATCGGTTTAGAATCTGGGATTGCTAAGTATGGTGGCTATTTAGACGGTACAGCTGCTTACAAGATGTCTTACTTCAGCAACCCAATTAACTGGGGCAACACTACAAACTTAAAGTTTCTAAAGAAGTTTAACATCACAGTTATCGGAGGAAACGATACTGGATACACACTAAGTTGGAGTTACGACTATAGTGAGAATTACACTAAACAAGTGTTTGACTTCTCAACCGGAACTACAGCAGAGTTTAATAGCAGCGAATACAATACATCAGCCGAGTACGCAGGCGGTGTCTTTGTAAACAAAGGTTCAGTACACACTAACGGCTCTGGAGTGTCAGCCAGTATCGGCGTTGAGTCTACTATTAACGGTAATCCATTTTCTATACAAACTATTGACATACACGCGCTACTTGGGAGACTTATTTAAATGTCCAACTATACACAGATAACAAACTTTACAGCTAAGGACAGCCTACCGGCAGGCAACGCAGCTAAAAAAGTAAAAGGTGTTGACTTTGATGGTGAGTTTGCAGCCATCAGTACAGCTATAACATCTAAAGCCGACACAGCAGGTGCTACCCTCACAGGCAACCTTAACTTTAACGACGACATTCGCGCTCGTTTTGGTACTGACGCTGACTTGCAAGTTTACCACGACGGGACTAACAGTTTTATTAAAGACTCGGGTACGGGTAATTTAAAAGTCTTAACTTCTAGTTTCTTAGTTAAGAACCAAGCTGATAATGAGGTTATTCTTAAAGGAACCCCTGACGGCAGTGTTGACCTCTATTACAACAACGGTAAAAAGTTTGAGACAACTGCGACAGGTGCTAAAGTTACAGGCGCTCTGGTTTCGAGTTCTAAAGTAGGCATCGGTGTTGACACGCCTTTAAAACCTCTTCACATCTTCAATGCGACGACTGACGTTGTTGCGCGTATAGAATCAGGAGATGAAACAGCGGGTTTAGAACTTATAGACGCAACTACTACAGCGCAAGTTAAAGTAGCCAACGGTTTAATGACTATTGGTACAGACACTTCAGACGCTGTTGCTGATTCGGCTATAAGTCTTCGTGTAGACGCTGTTGAAAAAGTAAGAATTGAAGATGATTCAGTTATTATTAAGGACAACGCAAGAGTCAATGACAATTTATTAATGTCTTTCGGTACTGGCATTGATATGTCAGTTAGTCATGTAACCGCTACCAATACAAATACAATTCAGAACAACAACAGCCGACCTATGGTGTTTAATGGTGTTTCCTTTGTTTTTCAGAACCAAGGTGCTAACGAAAAGCTAATGGAGATGACGGCTAACGGTAACGTAGAGCTGTATCAAAACAATAGCAAGAAGTTTGAAACAGTAACTACCGGTGTACAAGTAACAGGTGAGACCAATACAAACAGCTTAATTGTGGACAGAGCTACTACTGGTATTATTACTCAATTTAAATCAAACGGTTCGCTTGCAGGCGCTGTACGTACTACTACTTCAAACGGTATAAGCGACATTACGTTAGGGTCAGGAAGTGTAGGTGTTCGTTTTGTTAATGCCGCTGGTGGTTCAATTGCTAACATTTCACCAACGAGCGTTACAACCAATGGCGCACAGGATGACCTAATTGACTTGGGTCGTGCAAGTGCTAGATGGGATAACATATACGCAACCAATGGTACAATTAACACTTCTGATGCTAACGACAAGCAAAGCATTGAGGAGCTAACTGAAGCAGAGACTCGTGTAGCTCAGGCTTGTAAAGGGTTGGTACGTAAGTTTAAGTGGAACTCAGCAGTAGAGAAGAAAGGCAGTGAAGCTCGGTATCACTTTGGTGTTATCGCTCAGGACGTACAGTCAGCTTTTGAAGTTGAAGGTCTTGACGCAGGGGACTATGGTGTCTTTGTTAGTTCAACTTGGGAAGATGAAGAAGGTGTAGAACAAACAAGACTTGGTGTACGTTACACTGAGCTATTAGCATTCATTATCGGAGGACTGTAATATGTCGCAAATGCCCTTTAACCGTCAAGGCCGTGGCGGTCTTCAGTATAATACTAACCAGACGCGTATGTCTGACACACCGCGAGAGCCTTTTTACCGCCCTGACCCTAGCGGTCTTTTGTATAATACTAACCAGACGCGTATGTCTAACACGTCGCAAATGCCGTTAGACCCTAATATGCCTACTAATCCTTTGTTTGGTGGTGGGATTTCAGACCTTAGTTCTGTTGACTTGTCTAGGTTGGGCGGCATAGCACCTCCAGTGGACTTTTTAACAGGCGGTATTGACAACTTTAACTATGATTTTAATAATACAGGGATGACAGGAGGAGGCGGGAGAGGCGCTACGCCACCTATTCAACCTGACGCTCCTGCTAATAATGTTGGTTTTAATCCTGCCGGTATAGGAGAGACTCTTCTTTCGTACTACCAGAGTCAACGGAACAAAGATTCAGCAAGAGCAGCCGGTGAATTAGCAATGAGGCAGGGCGCGAACGTAGGACAGACCGCTGCTGACATGGCATCCTTTAAGCCTTACACAGTGACTGGTTCTTTAGCTTCAGGCGCTACTACTGCCGAAGGCGGTTTAGACTTACAACTGTCTCCTGAAGAACTAGCGCGACAGCAGGCTAGGTTTGAACAGGCAGAGGGTTTATTTGGTCGTGTAGGTGTTGACCCTTCAGCGGCACAACGTGACCTCTACGAACAGATTAGAGCAACTCAAAGACCTGAAGAAGAGCGTACTCGTTTAGCTATGCAGCAAGGTCTATTCTCCAGTGGTCGTGGAGGTGTATCTCAGGGACAATATGGTGGTTCTAGCGCCGAACAGTTTGGTTTTGACTTAGCACAAGCTGAAGCACGTAATAAAGCTGCACTGGCTGCACGTACTCAGGTTATGAGCGAACAAGAACAAGCCCTGAACATGGCAAATAAACTTACAGCTTTGGGCTATACACCACAAGAACAAGCTATTGGTTTGTTTGGTGCAGGCAACGCTCCCGCAGGTTTTGCGGATGCAGCACGTAGACAAGCAGGTAGTCTGTACGGCACCGCAGCTATACAGGGTTTAGAAGGTCTGTTACAGGGTGAGAAACTAGCACAGGAGATAGCACGAGATAGAGATGCAGCTCTACAGACAGCCCTACTAGGCTCTACAGACTTAGAAGGACAACCTACAGGAGATAGCTTGTTTGACTATGGTTCTGACGTAGTGAAAGGCTTGTGGGACGAGTATAATCCTTTTACTAATGATTATTTTAATAAGTATACCGGTAGTGTTCGCGGAGGATACAGCGACGGAACTTCAGGCGGTAATAGAGGTTCTTCACAAGCAGGCTCTTATACTGGAGAGTTTGGAACAGGTGGGCCGGGTAATACTGTCAGAGACGCAACTGATTACCTACCTGACGACTTTAACATTTTAGATTACTAATAGGGGAACAACACAATGGCAGTAGAATCACAACTAACTGGCCTGCTTACAGGCGTTACACAAGCTCCTCTTGACCCTATTATAGGCGGAACGTATGAGCAGCGTATGCTTGCTAGAGGCATGGCAGCTAATAAAGGCTTGCGCCGTGGTCTTGGCATTTTGACCGGTACAAACACACAGACTACCGCTGAAAAAGCTCAGGAAGCACTAACTAAACTAGACCCTGCTAAAAAAGAGGATAGAGTAGCCATACTTAATATTGTAAGTCAGGTAAATCCTGAGAGAGTTCCTTTGTTGAAGACAGCTTTTGCCGACAGAGACAAGCAAGAAGAAGCAGTAGCTAAGACAGACGCTGCGGCGGCTATAACACGTCAACAAGCTCAAGAGCGTTTAGATATTCAGCGTCTGCAAGCGGAAGCATCTCAAACAAGCGCAGAGGCTTCTAGACTGCAAGCAGAGAATTATAAAGGCGACCTTTCAGTTACCGCTGAGAAAGCAATTAACAAAGCTGAAGACGACGCAGCAATAGCAGGCGGCGCGCGGGCAAGAGCGTTGAATCTGCTTAGCCAATATGAAACCATAAGCATGACCAGTGGTAAAGCCGGCGCTCTTTGGGAAGATTTGAAAAAATTCTTAGGTACTGAGGATGATGTTTCTCGTCTAAAATTAGACTTTACAAACTTCGTTCAAGGCGGCATTCTGGCTGCTCTACCTCCCGGCGTTGCTTCGGATAAAGACATTGAATTGGCATCAGCGGGTTTCCCTAACAAAGACTGGAATCCTGAGCAAATTCAAAGATGGTTGAAAGGTCAGGCTAAATTGAGAGCTATTGATTCAGAAAGAGCAAGGTTTAAATCTAAGTGGATTAGTGATAACAACGGTAACGCTTCCGGTTGGAACGACGGTTGGGATGAGAAGAGAAAGGAACCGGGTATGATGGAAGCCATTTCTAAGAAATACAATCTACCGCCAATGGAGTATGCACCGGAAGACATAAACTATGACCCTAATGGGAACTATAACGACGGTGGTGATGTCGGTGGTGGTTCAGACGACGGCAGCTTTATGGATTAATAACCTAAAACCCTTTAAAATAGTCCGAGAAGCATACGAATGTTTCTTGGACACATATTTAGAAATAATAAGGAATACTAAAAATGGCAGATAGAACTTTACCGAATGGTCGGAAAGTCCTCGGACTTCCTGATGATATGACCTTCGAGCAGATTAAAGAGTGGGCTATTAGGACTGGAGCGGCTAGCGAAGAAGATTATAATAATTTTGACCGTAAAACAAAGGCTGATTATGCGTCCCTTGGGGGTTCGATTGCCGGGGGTGTTGCAGGGGCTATGTACGGGGCTTCTCTTGGTTCCGCTGTTCCTGTAGTGGGTACAGCTATTGGTGGTCTCCTAGGAGGTGCAATAGGTACAGGCTTAGGATACTTTGCAGGCGAGGCGGCTGAGTCTTATGTTGAGGACAGAGACTTTGATGTTTCGAAAGCCACTGACGAAGCCCTTAAGGAAGCAGCAACGGACGTGGCATTTAGCGCCGGTTTTGGTGTCCTAGGTAAGGGAATAAAGACAGTATATCAACCCATTCGTGGTATATTTAAGCCTAAGTACTTTGCAACGTCCGCAGATTCCGCAGCGGCTGATGTGGCTATGGCGATACAGCGTGGCGAGACTACAATGGCTGAAGTAGTCGCAAAGGGTGATTTTACCGAAGGGTACATTAAGGAAGTACAAGAGCAGTTAGCCAAACGTGGTGAAGAGTTAGACATAGCTGAAAATTTACAACGGAAGTTGACGGATGTGGGTGCGAGTATGATGCCTGCTCAGGCAGCTAAGGAGTACGGTACTTATGCTCAGGATTACGCCTCTTCTTCTTATTTCCTAAAAGTTCTGTATGATGATGCTCTAGCTAAACAGGATACTTTTATTCTTAAGCAGTTCCAAGAGATTCTAGGCGACACGACCGCTAATAAAACAAGATTCGAAGTCGGAGAGGCTCTGCAAGCTCTTGTTAAAGATTCCGACCTAGCGTTGCAGAAGGTAGTTGAGCCTCTATATAAAACTATTGATAAAGAGGGTGCTATTCACTTAGCTACTGGACGTATAAAGAACAGCGTACAGAGAACATTTGATGCGCTGCCTAACCCCAGTAAAAATGCAAGGACTATCCTAGACACAGTAAGTAAAATCAACGCTAAACTCTCTCCTGCGGAAGTTTATCAACAGATGGGAGCTTTACGTAAACTAAGAAAAAGTATTTCACCTAGTGATGCAGGCGCTAGGAGAGTCTTAGATAGTGCTATGAAGAATCTTGAGGGGACTCTCAAGAACAATAAACGATTTGTACGTCCTGACTCAGCTATTGCGGTAGGTAAGGACGCGTTAAACTCGTTAATTAATAAAGCAGGTGACACCGGACTGATTGGCGCGCATAAGAAAGTTGCTACTAAACTAGCAAATATGCGTCCTCACATGAGTTTTTCGGAAGCACACAGAGAGCTGTCGGAATTAAAACGACTGATGCGGGATGCGAAAGCGTCTGTGGGTTCGAAAAGCAGTGGTGCTGAGGCGTTACTTAATAAATCAATTGACGCATTAGACGACTCTATGGCGGCAGCGGCGAAGAGGTTTAATCCGGCTCTTAAAGAAACTTATGATGGGCTAAAGAAGACGTACAATGAAGGTATTAATACTATTCATGGGGATTGGATTAGTAAAGCACTACAAAAAGATAATGTTGCTGATATAGGTCAATACTTAGTTAAAGCCGGAGAAGACTTGAGTGTAGATAGCGTTAAGAAGTTAATCGCCAAAGCTAAAGAACTAAAGGTAGATGTCAAGGGTAACAACATCTTGGAGAGCATGGAGAAGGAGTTTATTAATAACTTGTTCCCAACCGGTTCAATGAGAAGCGGACTTCAGTTTATGGATAAGATGCAGTCAGCTAAGTTTGCCGACACCTTTAACGCTATTGTAGGTAAGGAGAAGGCTGAGAAGTTACTGACTTTAGGTAAAGAGATTCAAATGTTATCTCGCGGTGTCGAAGGGTCGGAGACAGCCCTATCGCTATCTATCCGTAGTGGTGAGCTTGGTGTTGTTAGAGATGTAGCCACTGTTAAGACCCTTGTTTATCCTATTCTCGGTATGATAGCTAAAGGTCAGCTAAAAGGAAAGAGAATAACTGCAAAGATAAACGCCTTGAAAGCTGCTAATAAGTCGATGCGAGATGGAAATCCTGTACCTAAAAAAGTTATGGATAAAATAATGGAAGGACTACCTACTTCGGCGGCTTATACTGGAAGTATTGTAGGTAAAACACTGTTACAAGAAGATTAAGGATAAAACCAATAGACGTAAAAAAGGGGGTCGCAATGACCCCCAAGTCTTACTAAACTATCTCACAAGCACCGCCGGTACACGCTAACTCCTGTGAGCCGGTTGTGTTGTCTTCCTGCTCAAAGTA